CGAATCTGGGAAACTGGATAAAATTGAAGCGAATTTAATTCACGCAAAACTAGAGAATAATATTCCGAAATCTCAATACCTAAAAAATATTTTAAATATTATTTGACAATGTTTTTGTAATAACGTAAAAGGAAATCAACTCGACGTGCCAGATTCGTTATTCTGGTGACTCTGTGGAAGTCAAAAAATCTGCAATCAGGCCGAATAAAGCCCAACGTGCCGGGGCAACAAAAACAAGAAACAAATCGTCAAGAACCGATAGCGGATCTTTTCGTCTTGAATGTTGCCCGAAAGATTTTCTTGAGGGAGTTCAAGCAGAACAACCAAACCAAACAAACAATTAATTAGAAAACTAAAATTATGGCTCAAGAGTGTATCTCACTTGCTGCAATCCAAAACTTTGCAAGCAAAGACGTAAATCGTATCATTGGACAAATCGGACGGGTTCTCGCTCGTAAAAGTCCTTATATCAACTCCATCGATGGTGGAACGCTTCCTAACGTCTCTGACGTTGTTCGTAGCGTTGTCGAGGAAATGGCAGTTCCTGCCGCAAGCCTCGCTGCTCCTACCTTCGTTAACGACACCACCCTCTGCGGTGTTGGAGCAACCCCTGACGTTGTTGGCTCGACTGAATACCAGTTCCAACTTCAGACCCTTCGTGGTGCTGGCCCCCGTGTTTGCGTAAAGCAAGCTCGAACAGCGTTCAAAGGTTCTTACCTCCAAGCTCAAGTATCGCTCGAAAAGACGATTCTCCAGCTTATCAACGCTGACATCCGCTATCAGTATCTCCTTCAGTCTGGCATTAAATATGTAGTGGATTCCACTGCTACTTTCTCTGCTAACTTGACTGGTGATATGCAGCAGATCAACACCCTGTTTGCAGCTAAGGTTCCTGACGCTCCCATGAACTTCAAGACCCTCTACAAACTCGGCACGTTCCTGCGTGAAGAGATGCTTGCTGAACCATTCGCTACCTCTGAGGGTGAATTCTTCCAAGTTATCGCTTCTGCTGACCAGATCGAGAATTTCCGCAACGATGCGGACGTTAAGGAAGATTTGATCGGCCTTACGACTGGTTCGTTCAAACTTGGTGAGACTGCAATCAGCGGTTACTCATTTCAGGGTTATCGTGGATTCGCATTCGGTATTGATCAACAACCACTTCGCGCTACCGCGAATGTCGCTGGTGTTCTTACCCTTGTTAACCCAATCGTCAGCACTGCCGTAACAAATGGTTTCGCTCAACGCCGTAACCCAGCATGGGTTGCTGCCGATTACGAAGTCATGTTTGTGATCGCTGGCAATGCGTTCAAGCGTCTCGTGCCCGAAAGCTACGTTGGAGAAGGAACATTCCGTTTCGCTCCCCAACTTGCGATGGGTGAACTGGAGTGGACGTATTTCCGTGATAACGATTGTAACTTGTATGGTGACTTCGGTCAGCACATCTACCAAATCCAACGCGCTATCCAACCAATTCGTCCACAGAATGTTGTGGCAATTGTCTACAAGCGTTGCCAAGATGACGTGAATCCAGCACCTTGCGTAGCGGTTTAAGTTAAATTGATATCGGTGGCAGAGTTAATAACTTGACTCTGCCACCTCATCAGTTTAACATTCACACACTATGGACGATATCCCTTCAATTCTCGACACAGCAAAATTCCGTCATTTGGTGCTTGATGGGGTTTCTAATATCGCTAACTCTATTCAGGGATTTCAAATCCCAGAATTCGATTCGCTCGCATTGACTTACTATGGTTCGACGAACAATATCGCAACTGTGGTTTACAGCAAAGCATCGGTTGTTGTTGCAACGCTGACATTGACATATTCCGTGCAACCTCCTACTGCAAATGACGCAAATTTAGTAATGGTAAGCATAGCATAATATGGCAGTTAGATTCAATCCATTTACTGGCAGTCTAGACTTTAGTCCTAGCTCTTCGCTTACAATTAGTGAGGATGGAGCACTTCCTAATGGAAATCAAGTTGCTCAAATACAAAGTGGAGAACTTACAAATGTAGCTGAAATTGACGCTGGAGAATATAGTCCAGCACCAGTCTAAAACTTTCTGAATAAACAGAAAAACCAAAAAACAAAACAAAACAAAAAAACAATAAAAAACTATGGCAAATCCAATCCTTCGCATTAAACGTGGTTCATCGACCCCAGCAAGTCTTTCTTCTGGTGAGTTGGCAATGGATCTCACGAATCTCAGCCTTTTTGTGGGCAAAGCTGACGGAACCCCACTCGCTATTGGTGGTTCTGGCACGTTCGCTACCAAAGTATACGCTGATGCTGCTGTTTCCGCTGCAAACTCGACTCTTACTGCTGCTATCGCCGCAGAAGAAGCCGCTCGCATCAGTGCTGATAGCACCCTCACCAGCAATCTTTCTACTGAAGAGTCTGCTCGCATTGCTGCTGACAGCACATTGACATCGGCAGTTTCAGCAGAGGTTTCCCGCGCTACCGCAGCCGAAGGCGTAATCGCTGGTAATCTTTCCACTGAGACGAGCAACCGCACCAGTGCTGATTCGGCCCTCGACGGCAAAATCACAACTGAGAAAAACCGCATCGACGCAATCCTTTCTGCCGCAAGCGCAGACAGTGACACGTTTGCTGAAATCGTTTCCCTTATCAACTCTGTTGATACTGCTAACGACTCGGCTTTCGCTGGTTATGTAACGAGCAACAACGCTGCTTTGGCTTCCGAAGTATCGGCTCGTCAATCGGCTGATTCAGCTCTTGACACTCGCGTAACTGCTCTCGAAACCACAATCGACGGCGGAACTTACTAAAATAAAACAAACAAGTCCTCCGTAGGGTAAAACCTACGGGGGCAACCCTCTTCTATAAGATGGCTAATCCAATCATAGTCCCTAAAAAAAGCACAATTGCTGCGCGGGTTCCTGCAAACGCAGACCTTGCATCTGGTGAGATTTGCATAAATCACGCCGATAAAAAACTTTACGCCAAGCATCCATCTACGGGTGCAATACAGGAAATTGGTGGCATGTCTGTGCATTCGCACGACGAAATTTACTCTCCTGATAGCAGTCAATTATTAGAACTGCAAAACAACGGAAACCTCACAATAACAGCAGGAGGTACTACAAAAACTTTCACGCTTCCTAGTGCATCTGGCACACTAGCGACTCTATCAAATGTAAACGGTGGTTCGCAAAGCTATGAAGTGCGACACGTTTACGCCAATCCATATTCTTACACTGGAACTGCTGTCGATGGAACAAGCGAATCTGCATCAAGTTGGACAATAACTCGACTAGAAATTTCAAATGCAGGAACAACAACCAAAACCAACGCTACAGGAGCTTGGTCAAACAAAACCTCACTAACCTACGCTTAATCCATATGAACGCATCCAACCCAATCGAAATCGATGGTCAGATTTTTGACCGCTACTCGCTCAACCTCGCCATATCGGGCAAGTACCTCCCCGATGGTTCCAGCGATGCGTCCATAGCCGCTCGATTCATCCCCACGCGACTTGTCGAAGACGGCGAGCCAGAGCAAGCGCAGGAGCATAGCGTGAACCTCGCCCTCGGTAGCCTCTCTGGCTCCGATGCAGCGACCCTCACCGCCGTTGCGGAAATCAGCGCGGCCCTTCAAAAATTCATACTCTCGAAAGGACTTTAATCATGGCTAACTATCGCGCAATCGCATCGGGACTCTGGAGTGCAGGAGCAACATGGGCAGGAGGCGCAGTGCCGCCGAATGGAGGAGGCCACAACATTTATTCAAATAGTTTCACCGTCACCATCGACACTGAGGTGAATGTCGCCCTGCTAACAAATTCCGCAGTCACCACATCGTTTGTTGGTGGAGGAACTTCAGCCGCAGCATTGGGCGGCTTTGTTGCAAATTCCAATTTTAACATTACAGCAAATATCGGACACAATGCAACGAGTGCTAATCCCCCTACATTGCAGATAAGTGGCACTGCAACATTTCAACTGACTGGAAACATAAACGCAAACAGCGCAGCTGGAAACTTAAACAACTCTCCTGTAACGCATTCTGGAAGTGGAACCGTATCCATTATAGGGAATGTCAATGTAGGAATCACCAATGGAACACCGGGAATAGTGAACAACTCCTCATCAGGCACGATCTCCCTGTTTGGAAATGTCGAGGGGTTCAATTATGGCGTTGCGAATTCCGGAAGCATATATAACACCGGATCTGGAACTTGTTCAGTAACCGGAAACTTGATTGTTGGAAGATCGCAAAACGCAATATACCAAAACGGTGGCGGGACGATTAACTATATTGGGTCGATAACAGGAGGCAACGCAGGCACTGGCATTCCCATTGCAAACACAGGCGCAGGGGTAGTCAATATAAACGGAAGTTTAACTGCCGGAACTGCCACGCCCGCTTTATCGAATACAAACGCAAGCGCAACAATTATTGTCACCAATAGCGTTTTAACTGCAAACTCAACGGTTTCTGCTATCAATTCAACTTCTGGCGGAACTCTGCGCCTTTCATGTAGTTTTGTTCATGCGGTAAACGGTAGGGTTCCAGTAAATGCCCCAGCGTGGCGCTTGGAAACGCCACCGACTAACGCATTCACACGCTACGCGCTAAATGGCATCGGCACATATACTGATATGTTCACCGCCGACAACTCGACCGCATTGAACCAAGCCGCGCCGACCGATGTCCGCGCAGGCGTGGCATACGGTATCAGTAACTCGCAGACAGGTCGCCTCACCGTCCCCGCTCGCGGATCGGTCTCGCTCTCGGTCAACTACGGGCCGAGTATGCCATTCACAGCTACGCGATCCGGCACGACTGCTACAGCAACGCTGACCTACAGCTATCCGCTCGTCGTCGACGACACCATCACGGTCACGGGCGCATCAAACTCCGAATGGAACAGCAGCTACACCATCGCATCGGTCGTTAGCGGCACTTCGGTCACATTTGTTGTCCCCAACACCCACAGCGCAACCATAGGCACAGGCGCAACGATGCAGACCACCGGAACCGCCGTCCTCGATCCCGCTGCCGTGGCATCCGCAGTCTGGGGCGCGGCCACCCGCACGATCACGGGCGGTACGGTCGATACCGCCACAACTCTCACCAATGCTCCAACGGTTCCAAGTGTAGTTCAAATCCGGCAGGAAATGGATACCAACTCGACACAACTCACTTCCATCAAAGCCAAAACAGATTTACTAGAAACCACTCGTCTCGCGCAGTGTTCTACAGTCGCAACAACGGGAGATCAAATCGCAGCGGCATTTAATTCTCCATAATCGTTGTATGATTTTAACAGATTCAACCGCAGCCGAAGTTGGGACAAGTGATGTAAAAGCAATCCTATCGTCAACGACCTCGTTTCGGCAGTTTATGTGCTACATGGCAATAACACTCTCACAAGCGATTTCTGGCACAACTGGAGTAATAAAAAATGGCATCGGTGGGCTTACATTTTCTGGAGCTTGCAACTATACTGGGCCAACGCAAATCAACGGAGGGCAAATTGCAATTACATCCTCTGGTTCGACACTTAATGGAGTAATCAGTGGTGCTGGCTCGTTGACAAAGACTGGATTGGGAGCCTTAACTCTCGGAAGCACAAATACTTATAGCGGAGGAACATTATCTGCTCCCGCGTCCGCTGGGGCAACATTTAATTTCGCATCAAACAACGCTTTTGGAACGGGGCTTTTTACTTCAGCAGGCCCATCGCAAATAGTATGCAATGCAACCTCAACGCTGACAAATGATTTCCAAATAAATGCTGTGCAATCCTTGCAATTTCGCGTTAACACCGCAACAACAATATTGACTCTTTCTGGAAATATTGCGGGAAGCGGAAGTGTTAACAAGACATCAACAGGGCAGCTTCGATTAAACGGAACTTCGAGTTACACAGGATCGACGATGATCTCTGGTGGAATCTTGACAGTAAATAATAGTTATCTCACCCCATCATACACTATTAATTCTGGGGCCGCTCTTAACTTGGGTTATTCTCCCACAGCAAGCCTTACTTTACTTGGCAACGGAACAGTAAATATTGTAAGCTCGCTAGCGGCAATTGCTCCACCTTTCACTATTAGTATGGGAGCGGGTGGATTGATTGATATTAAAAGCACAGGAGGTCTCAGCTATGGTTTTGGCAATGATCCTTGGACGGGTAACCTTGCGGATTTAAATGTATCTGGCGTACTTTACATAGCTGCAAATAATGTCATTGTTAATGCTCTTACAGGGAACAGCACATACTTCACAGCAGGCGCATCCACTATTATTGTCGGCGTGAACAATGGGGGTGGAACCTATACGGGAACTCTTACAAGAAACTATGCTGACGCATCTTTCCGCAAAGAGGGTAGCGGAACACAGACGCTGAACGGAACAATAAATCTCGGCGCAACGGGAACAATCACACAAATAGGCTCGGGAAATCTTGTTATCAACGGAGCAATATTGAGTGGTTCTATCGTGCAAAACGGGACTGGGACACTTACGCTGACTGGTAATAATACTTATACAGGAGCAACATCAATTTCTGCTGGAAGCATTATAGTTCCAAAAACAATTGGAGCATCAACAGCAACGGCATCATTTTCTGCAACTCTTTCCGTTTCATTCAATGTTTCACCTCCATCTGGAACAACAACATTCCGATTCTTTCCGGGGGCAACAACTAATTCATACGCATCAGTAACTTTGGTGGGTGTGCCAGTTGGAACAACAGCAACATATACATCCGCAACCTCAACGCTTACAGTAATAGTGCCATGATAATTCCTCCTAACGAAAATGGTTGGTCATACGATGACTCTACAGGCAACTGGAAATTGGTTTATGCTGACAAAGTAATTATCTTTTACGAAGAAACCAACGTGTCAATCGCAACTCAAAGCACATTGTTTGTAGGAACGCATGAAGAGTGCGAAGAACAGATCGTAAAAGAAGGATTAACTTGGCCTGTTGAGTCTGAGATAACCACTTGACAAAAACGCAATTCAACGATTAATAATAAACTATGGCACTCACATTTAACCCATTTACTGGCAAACTAGACTTCACAGGAAGTCAAGCCACCGCAGCAATTGGGGCCACTGGGGCCACAGGCCCATCTGGAGGCCCGACTGGGGCTACGGGAAGCACAGGCCCAATTGGGGCTGGAACCACAGGAGCCACGGGTGTTGCTGGAGACGTTGGGAGTACAGGGGCCACGGGGGTGGGTTTGCAGGGTAGTACGGGAAGCACTGGTATTGCGGGAAATGATGGATCGACTGGAGCCACGGGGCTACAAGGGCCAACTCCTTGGACATTGCCAGCGACAGTATATGACAATGGATTTTCTTACAATCTTGGTGCAGCAGTCACCTATCTTGGTGGGTATTATTACAGAACTGGAAACCCACTAAACCCCGG